TGCTAATATCAATCTACCAGGTGTTAACGAAGCTGGTAATCAAAACACTTCAGGAACTGCTGCAGGATTAACTGGTAGTCCAACTATTACAGTAACGGCAGTAAATGTAGGAACTGCTGCAACTATTGCATCTAATGGTAACGCTACTTTCTCTGGTATCGTGACTGCAACAAGTTTTGTGGGAAGTGGAGCAAACTTAACGGGATTACCAGCAGGAGTAACAATTAATACGAATGCAGATAATAGAATAATAACTGGTTCAGATACTGCCAATACATTAAATGGAGAATCTGGTTTAACATATGATGGATCGACCCTTGCTGTTACTGGTGCTGGATCTTATACGGGCGACGTTACTTTAACCAGTACTGTTACTGATAGCACAGCAGGCCCAATAATTAATCTCTTCAGAAATAGTGCATCACCAGCCGACGCAGATTATCTTGGACAAATTAAATTCCAAGGTGAAAGTGATACTAGTACACAGAGAAATTATGCCAAGATAACTGGTAAGATTAGTGATGCTAGTAATGGCACTGAAGATGGTATCATTGAGTTTGCTCATATTAAAGCAGGATCTCAAACCATTACTGGAAGATGGAAAAGCACAGAACTTCAACTTCTCAATGGAACTGATTTAAGTGTTGCTGGAGACACGACATTTACAGGTGCTATTGATGCCAACTCAACTTCTGATTTTGGTGGAACAATAACCTTAAGTTCAGGTCAATTTAATGTTGGAACTGCTGCTACCATATATGCTAACGGTAACGTAACTGCAGGTATTGTTACTGCAACAAGTTTTGTTGGTGATGGATCTGGATTGTCAGGTGTAGGTGCAACAGAGGAAGATACTGCTGTTTCATCTACAAGTGCAACTACAGTTCTATCATTTGCGAAGGCAGATTATAGAGCAGGATTTATCAAAGTATTAATTACTCAAGGGTCAGCTTACCAAAGTGGTAAATACTCATTAATACATGACGGAACAACAGTCACCGTTGTCGAAGAAAACGCGATTGCTACAGGATCTATGTTAGGATCATTCTCTGGAACAATCAGTGGAGATAATGTTTTATTCCAAGTAACAATGGGAAGTGCATCATCTGCCACAGTCACCATACTCAAAGATCTAGTCACAGTCTAAAATGAACATGAAACAATTTAATAAATTCATCGAAGAGGCAGCATCTAAGAGATGCCCACCAGGTCAGTATTACTGTAATGATGACAAGAAATGTAAAAAGATACCAGGTGGATATCATGTTGGTAGAGGAGGATATTTAGCACCCGATAATAGATCAGATGCTGGTAATGGCAACGGAAATGGCAACGGAAATGGAAATGGTGGAAACGGTAACGGTGGAAATGGAAATGGTGGAAACGGTGGTGGTAATGGGGGAGGTGGAAACGGAGGTTAATATATATAAGTCAGCATTATATGACAAAAATGACTATAAAACCGTCAGTTAAATGGCTTGCAGTTGGATTGGGTGTAGTAATAGGTGGAACCCAAATAGGGTTGGTTGGATCTATTATTAGATTGAATAATAAGGAGAGTAAATTTCCTTCATTGCCAGTAGGGCCATATACTTCATATAGAGTTGTAAGTAATGCAGATGGTTCATATGATATGTTATACAGAGCGAATGATCCTCTGGTAATGTCAAATGTAAAGGATATAGAGAAGAGAGGTGGATTCTTAGGAATGAAGAAGGAAAATATACAGACAACAGAAATGTATACAATGGATGGAGCAATTCATCATGGTGGGCCAGTTAGTAGCACAAGTGCATGGATAGATCCATCCGCACAGAATGCAAAAGGAGATTCTCCAACAATTAGTGCTAAGACTATTGCTTGTATTGAAGCAGCTGGATCTGGTAGAGGTACTGGAAAGGTGGTTGGAAGTAGTATTGCTGCTGGAACAGTGGCTCCATCATTATCAAACATACCATATGTTGGTTGGGTTGCTGCTGGATTTATTACAATGTTTGGTGCAGATAAGGGTGGTGATATAGGTGCAGATCTATCTACTTCATACGCAGGATGTGATGATGTAGTTATTCCGCATACTAAATAATACAGTATTGATAGTCAAAATGGGATGGTCTCCAGCACAAATAGGTGCATTAGAAAATTGTGGCATTAAGGTCGAAGATGCCACTGGAGATATTCAGTGGAGAGAGTTTGAAACAATTGACATCATCAAACCAGATCCAATTAAATCACCCAAGTCGAATATACAATACGAAGCAACTCGTTTACCAGATTATAATAAAGTAGGAAATATAATAGATGTATATCTGGCATGGAGAGGAAGTAACTACATGATAAAAATGTTTTTCCCTTCAGTCAAAAAACCTTCACGCAGAGAAGTTCAGGATCAAGTGAGAAAAGTGTATCCTGGTGCTAAACTCTGGAATTATCAAGTATCGGAATATGAATCAGGAGAACCAATCCTCCAAACAAGAGGATAGCAAAACTCTAAAAAAGAAAATAGAGAAATTAGAAAAAGTATTAGAACTACAACAAAAAACAATTGACCACGACAAAAAATTCATGATCTAAACCATGCCTTCCATTGATGACATTTATCTCGGTAATCCGAATCTAAAAAAAGCGAATACCGAAATTGAATTTACTCAAGAACAAATTCTTGAGTTTATGGCTTGTAAAGCAGATCCTGTTTATTTTGCAAAGAAGTATATAAAGATAGTTTCTCTTGATGAGGGCTTAGTGCCGTTTGACTTATACCCTTTCCAAGAGAAATTAATTAGTAATTTCCACGAGAATCGTTTTAATATATGTAAGATGCCAAGGCAGACTGGTAAATCCACTACTTGTGTATCTTATTTGTTGCATTATGCAGTTTTTAATGATAATGTAAATATAGCAATATTAGCAAACAAAGCATCCACTGCAAGAGATCTACTTGGTAGATTACAACTTGCCTATGAAAACTTACCTAAATGGATGCAGCAAGGTATTCTTGCATGGAACAAAGGATCACTGGAGTTAGAGAATGGTTCTAAAATCTTGGCTGCTTCAACTTCTGCAAGTGCTGTACGAGGCGGGTCATACAATGTTATCTTTTTGGATGAATTTGCATTCATTCCAAATCACATTGCTGATCAATTTTTTGCCTCTGTTTATCCTACTATTAGTTCTGGTCAAAGTACTAAAGTAATAATTGTATCTACACCACGAGGTATGAATCACTTCTACCGATTGTGGCACGATGCAGAGAGAGGAAAGAATGAATATAAACCAACGGATGTTCACTGGTCTGAAGTGCCAGGTAGAGATGATGTGTGGAGAGAGCAAACAATTGCAAACACATCAGAACAACAATTTAAAGTTGAATTTGAGTGTGAATTTTTAGGATCTGTAGATACATTAATAGCACCAAGTAAATTAAGAAATCTTGTATATGAGGAACCTTCACAACGAAATGCTGGATTAGATATCTATGAATCTCCTATGATGGGTCATGATTATTTAATAACAGTAGACGTTGCTCGTGGTGTTGAGAAAGACTACTCAGCGTTTGTTCTTGTAGATATTACTACATTTCCTCATAGAATTGTAGGTAAGTATAGAAATAATCAAATTAAACCAATGCTATTTCCAAGTGTGATATATGAGGTAGCAACAAAATATAATAAGGCCTTTATATTATGTGAAGTAAATGATATTGGTGATCAAGTGGCATCAATTATTCATTATGATCTAGAATATGACAACCTACTCATGGCATCTATGAGAGGAAGAGCAGGTCAAGTTATTGGACAAGGATTCTCTGGTAAAAAGACTCAAATGGGAGTTAAGATGTCTAAGACTGTAAAAAAAGTAGGATCTCTTAATTTAAAAACATTGATTGAAGCTGACAAGATTATATTCAAAGACTATGAAATTATATCTGAATTAACAACATTCATACAGAAGAATAATTCTTTTGAGGCAGAAGAAGGTGCTAATGACGATCTTGCTATGTGTTTGGTTATATACGCATGGTTAGTTCAGAACGACTACTTCAAGGAACTTACTGACCAAGATGTAAGAAAGAGATTATATGAAGAACAAAAAAACCAAATAGAACAAGATATGGCTCCATTTGGGTTTATGATTGATGGTTTAGATGATGATAGTTTTGTTGATGCAGAAGGTGATCGTTGGAATAAAGCTGATGAGTATGGAGACAGGTCTTTTATGTGGGAATATATGTAAAAGGTCAAATTAATAAATAATTTCTAGTTAAAACAGAATGGTACGGAGACAAAAGCATGGCGACTCCTCAATTATCTCCTGGCGTATTAGTCAGGGAGGTTGATCTTACAGTAGGAAGAGCAGAGAATGTATTAGACAACATTGGTGCAATAGCAGGCCCATTTAGAATAGGCCCCATTGATGACCCTATACAAGTATCGACAGAAGAAGACCTTATAAACGTCTTTGGTAAACCACTTTCAACTGACGCACAATACGAATATTGGCAAAGTGCATCATCATTCCTATCATATGGTGGTGTTTTAAAAGTAGTGAGAACAGACAGCACACACTTAAATACAGCAAACGCTGGTGTTGGTGTTGCTTCAGACACAACATTAAAAATTAAGAATTACGACGATTATAATGCAAGTTATACTTCATCTGCTGATTATGCTTGGGCAGCAAAAACTCCTGGCTCATGGGCAAATGGATTAAAAGTTTGTGTAATTGATGATGCTGGAGACCAGACAATTGGAATTACAACAACAAGTCTTTCAGACTATGGTTGTGTAGTTGGTAACGGTGTTACAGTTGCGATAAGTGATGCAGTTATACCTGGTGCAGGAACAACTTCAACATTCACTGGATATTTAAAAGGAATAATTACTGGTGTTTCTACAGACGGAACTGGAGCTGCTGGTGGTTCAACATTCGATGTTAAACTTACTCATCGTGTAACAGGTGCTGGTGGAACTGCTTCTTATGCTGAAACAAAAATAGATTATTCAGAAGGAACAAGATTTGGATCAATCAAAGCTGCTGACTCAGTATTCTTTGTTAATAACACTGGTATCAACACTGGTGAACCAAATGCAGCAAACACTGCAGTTTCTGCAACTGTAGTATCAGTTTCTGATTGGTATAATAATCAAACTCTAGATTTAGATAACGCAGCTATCTACTGGAAATCATTAGCACCAAAACCAGTATCTAACGTATATGCAACAGATAGGGGTGGAGAAGGTGATGGTATTCACGTTGTAGTTGTTGATGACTTTGGAGTTGTCACAGGTATTAAAGGTAACGTTCTTGAGAAACATTTAGGTCTCTCAAAAGCAGTTGATGCAGTTTCATCTGTAAATTCACCTCAGAAGACATATTATAAGAATTATATTGCAGACTTCTCTGATAATGTATATGCAGGATTTAATCCATCTAATGCATTAGATACTTATCATTTAACCACACCATTAGCAACTGGATTTGGAACTGACTTTGTTCCATTCACAACTGCTCAAGGATTATGGGGTAATCAGGCACAGGATACTACATTCTCTGCTATCGGTAATATCACATATACACTTGGTGGTGGTGAAGATTATCAAGCAGGAATTCCTGCACTTGGTGGAAACGGTGGTATGAGAGCAACATTAGGTGATCTAATGACATCTTACGACTTATTCTCCAATAAAGATGAAGAAGAAGTAGATTACTTAATCATGGGGCCAGGCTGTAGTTCCAAGGATCAATCTCAAACAAAAGCGAATAAATTAATTGCTATTGCTAATGAGAGAAAAGATTGTATGGCAACTATCGGGCCACACAGAGCAGATATAGTAAACGTCACAAACACAACAACTCAAACAAATAACTTGATTGAGTTCTTTAGCCCACTAACAAGTTCTTCTTATACCGTATTTGATAGTGGATACAAATACATGTATGATAGATTCAACAATGAATTCCAATTTGTTCCAGCAAATGGAGATATTGCTGGATTAATGTGTAGAACAAATCTTGTTGCTTATCCTTGGTTCTCACCAGCAGGGCAACAAAGAGGTTTGATCAATAATGCTATCAAACTAGCATACAACCCAACTAAAGATCAAAGAGATCAACTCTATCCTCAGAGAATTAACTCTGTTATTACCAAACCTGGTATAGGAACATTACTCTTTGGTGATAAAACTGCACTTGCATATGCATCTGCATTTGATAGAATCAATGTTCGTCGTCTGTTCCTTACAATTGAACAAGCTCTTGAGAGTGCTGCTGAAGCACAACTCTTTGAGTTAAATGATGAATTAACAAGAGCAAACTTCAGAAACATTGTTGAACCATACTTGAGAGATGTCGAAGCAAAACGAGGTATCTACGGATTCTTAGTTGTTTGCGACACTACAAATAACACTCCCGATGTTATTGATAATAATGAGTTCAGAGCTGATATCTTCTTGAAACCTGCTAAGTCAATCAACTACGTTACTCTATCGTTTGTTGCAACTAGAACAGGAATCAGTTTTGAAGAAGTCGCTGGCCGCGTTTAACTTTATAAATACAATCATCGGAGGAAACTAAA